CACGACCGGAACCATCCTCAACAATGCTGTCCTGCAAGGGCACGTCTACGATCCGGTCGACCAGGCGCTCGCCGCGCTCGATGCCGTAGACGTAGGCCTCGCTGATCCGAAGTACTGGGTCGTCTCCGGTCACGCCGCTCTGACGAACGAGCGCGTGATGAGTGCCCTGGCGAACGGCTACGTCAAGTCGACTGGCGGCGAACCGTCCACTGTCGCAGTCATTCCTGTTGCTGACGGCGGCACGGGAGCGACGACTGCCGCGAACGCGAGAACTAACTTGGGCATCGGGACAGTCGGACCGTTGAACCTGAACGGCGACGCGACGACCTTCCTGAACGGCGCTGGCGCTTGGAGCGTACCCCAAGGCGTGCCATCGGGCGCGATGATCTTCATGACGGTGCCCTGTCCCGCAGGCTACACGCGAGTCGCCGCGTGGGACGGCTATTACGTTCGTATGGGTCCGTCGAACGTCTCTGGCGGTGCTGCGACGCATACGCATGGTGTCGGAACTCTCGCTTCGCAGGCGCATGTGCATGGGTCGAGCGTACTCACCGTTGCTGGGCACACGCACTCGTCCGGCACGTTAGTCGTCGCAGGTCACACGCACAGCGTCTCAGCGACGAGCGGTGCTGCTGGGGGGCATTCACATACCGTCAGCGGGACGACGAGTACGGACAACGCCGGCAACATGAACACCGACGCAGGCAGCAACGCTCTCATGTCCCGCTTCCCGCACCAGCACACGTTCAGCGCGACCACGGCAGCGGTCGCTGACCACTCGCACTCAGTCTCTGCTACGTCGGGTAGCGCTGCGCCCGATGTCGCCGGGAATACGGGAAGCGCGACTGCCGCCACGGTCGGGAATACGGACTCTGCAGGTGCGCTAGCGATCACAGGTGCTCCTGCAGCCGCATCGAACAATCCGCTCTACATCGACTTCTACGCCTGCAAGAAGGACTGATGACGCTCAGCTTTGACGACGAGCTCGGAAAGAGGCACTTCGAATTCTGCTTCGTCGGATTCATTCTGGGCGGGAGCTTGCTCGATAAGAAAGGGCTCACCGTCCTCCGTCGTGAGATGCAGCTGTTCGAAAAGCTCGAATCGGTCAGTGAGCTAATGCCCTGCGGGAAGAAACTCGTGAACGGCGAAGCGCAGCGACAGCTGACGGGCGGCGCAATCGAAGTCGACGGCAGTGAGATCGACATGCTCTACAACTACATCTCGAACGTCCCATGGCAGTCTGGCTCTCCGGTGCGGAACGCACTTGAGACGCTCGACTGGCTCCTGCTTCACGGCAAGCCCTGACCTGAACGCGTGGCGACAAAGCTCATCTGCCGTCGTGCCGCTGGGACCGTTGTCATCGGTAACTTCTGGAACGCCGATGCCGGTGCGTACAGCGGCCTCGGCAGCGTCGTCCAGCAGGTCAATACTGCTGCCGGTGCCACACAGATCCAGTGGACGCGGACGACAGGCGGTACAGTCCTAGAGTTTATTACTGGTCGCGTACCTGCGGGCGGCTTCACGCTTAGCGGGACAATCTCCTTCAACGCATGGGCCGCTTGTACAGGCAGTACTGCAGGCAACACCATGCTACGTGCTCGCCTGTTCAGACGTAGCGCCGCTGGTGTTGAGACTGAGGTCGCTGGAGGTCCGTTCGATCAAGGAGCGAAGATTGGTGCGACGCCAGTCGCCCTGTATACGTGGACAGGCACAGCGACCGCTACAGCGTTTGCTGTCGATGAACGTCTGGTCATTCGCTTCTACATCACCAACAACGGCACGATGGCCGGGGGCATGCAAGCCAACCTCGGGATTGACGGTGCAAGCTCCGGAGCAAGTGGCGACACGTTCGTCACGATTCCTCAGACGGTCAACTTCACCGAGCTAGTTCAGGCCGTCGGCGGTGTACATCGTGCAACGACGGCTACGGTCTCTGCGCCGACTGTTACGCCTGGTGCCATTGCCATAACCCATCCGAGCATCGCTAGCGCGGCAGTAGCGTTCGCTCCGGCAGAGATCAAGACCGAGACGAACGTCGTCGGCGCGACGATCACTCCTACCTCTCAGCCGTTTGCTCCGGCAGGGCTCGGCGCAGTCGATGTCGCGGTGGCGCTGGGTACGACGATCGTGCCTGCGAACGAACTGTACCAGCCGGACGTAGAGCCTGGACCGGTTACGATCGTAATGCCCTCACGCCCGTCAGGCGCAAGTGCATTTGCACCGACGACCATCTCGCCAGGACCAGTGAGCGTTCTGCTATCAGACCTGCCCTCAGCAGCAGTCGCCCTTCAACCGGACATCTCGCCCGGACCAGTCGCAGTCGTGACGCCGTCACGTATCGTCGCCGCGACACAGGTGCGTGTGCCGGTGATCACGACCGTCTACGACCTAGCAGCCGCATTCATCACCAGCAAGGCGGTGCTGCACCGTCCTGAGATTGTCGGCCTCGGCATCAGTGGGAACGAGAAGGCGTATAAGCCGGCGCGGTCGAAGATTGGGCAGGGCGGTGCATCGCGCTCGGCGTTTCTCGGCCTGCCGGACCGACAGGTCAGTGGAGCTACGATCTCTCCTGCGTCCAACGCGAGAGCTCCGAGCGTCGGAGCGGGCGCGGTTGCCATTGGCGGAGCCAGTCTTGCATCGAGTGCTCAGAGCTACGCCCCATCGTTGAGCGTAGGCGCTGTCACTGTTACGCCGGGAACGATTAGCTCAGCATCGAGCGCGCGGGCTCCGAGCGTAGCTCCGCAGGCGGTTACGATCGTCGGTGCGTCTGTTCCTTCGAGCACTCAGACGTTCGCAGCGGCGGTTACGGTCGGCGCAGTTACCGTCCTCGCAGCTACGCGTAGCGCAGCGAGTCAGCTCTTCGCTCTCGTCGTCACGAGCCTGCTCACGGGCGCGACGATCGCCAGCGGAAGTCAGACCTTCGCTCCGACCGTTAGGCCAACGCAGTTCGTAACGACGGCCGCCGTAGGCCCTGGCAGTAGCGCTGCTGCTCCTACGCTGGCGATGAACGTGACGACTGGAACACGTGCATCGACTGCGCAGACGTTCGCTGTCTCCGTCCTCGCGCAGAGCTTCGTAACGACTGCTGCGATAGCATCTGCCGCTCTGGCCCGCGTGCCTTCGGTAAGCGTAGGTCCGGTCACGATCGGTGGTGCCACGCTCGCTTCCAGCGTGCAGATGTTCCCGCTGTTCGTCTCTACGGGCGGCGTCGCTATCGGCACGCCTACATGGTCTCCTGCTACGCAGCTATTCGTTCCGACGGTCGCTACGCTGCTCACCGGCGCCACGATCAACAGCGGGAGCTCGCTCTTCCCACCTGTCGTCGCACCGACCCTCTTCATAAGTACGGCGGCGCGAGCTTCGACGATACAGCTGTTCGCTCCGGCGCTAACGCCGGGAGCAGTGACAATCGTTACCGGCACGGTGCAGTCGACGTCCGCAGTACTCCTACCGAGTCTCGGTGCCGGGTCCGTTACGATCGGTGGCGCGACGTGCACGAGTGCAGCGCAGGCCTTCCCGCCTGTCGTTACAGTCGGTCCGGTAACAGTCGTCGGTGCAACGTGTACGTCGACTACGAACCTGTTCGCCCCGACTGTTTCGCTGTTCGTCTCAGGTGCAACGGTCCCGAGTAGCTCGGCTTGCTTCGCACCAGCCGTCGCGCAGACAGTCGTCACAGTCGCCCGCGCATCGACTCTGCAGCTCTTCCCGGCAACCGTCCAGCCTGGCCCTGCTCCGGTTACAGGGGGCACAATCCCATCGACAGGACAGTGCTTCACTCCGCTCGTCTCGACGGGTGCGATCGGGATGCTCGTACCAGGCCTAGCGAGTCAGGCGCTTGTCTTCGCACCGTCACTTGCGACCGGCTCTGTCGACATACTTGCAGCAACGCGGCTGTCGACGGCCCAGCTCTTCCCAGCTTCGCTGGGAGCCGGTGCAGTCGTCGTTACGGTCCCGAGCATCTCGAACGCAGGCTCGCTCTTCGCACCCACACTTGCACCCGGTGCCGTAACGATCGTCGTCGCCGCGCTGCCGAGCACGAGCACGGTCTTCGCTCCGGCGCTCACGTCACTCGCGACAGGCGCGACGATACCGAGTACGAGCACTGTGTACGTTCTCTCTGTTTCATTGAACGTTCTCGCGGGAACACGAGACTCGACAGTCCTGCTCTTCCCGCCTGCAGCGTTGCCTGCAGCAGTGCAAGTCGTCGGCGCGCGCATTGCATCGACGTCGCAGTGCTTCGCTCCACTCGTTGCCGTAGGCGCTGCAGGCGTAGTCACGGGCCCGCGGCCGAGCACGGCTACGCTCTTCGTCCCGACCCTGACCGCACTCACGACGGGCGCAACGATCCCGAGCGGCAGTGCTTGCTTCGCTCCTGCCGTCGCAATCAACATCTCTTGCGGCACGCGTCCTTCAACAGCGCAGCTCTTCCCAGTGAGCGTGACCGTTGGCCCTGCGACCGTGACTGGGCCATTCCGGCCTTCAACGGGCCAAGTCTTCACGCCTACGCTTTTGCCCGACGGGGCGGTCGCGACAGCACCGCTCGCATCAGGCGTACAGCTCTTCAGTCCACGCGTTGCGCTCGCGATACAGTTCGTAACCGGCCCCTCGCGCACAAGCACGGTACAGTGCTTCGCTCCGGCGACTGCCGCTGTCGCCTTCGTCACAGGCGCAACACGCCTGTCGACGACCCAGCTCTTCGCGCTGCGCGTAGACACGCTCACGTACGTAGGCGCTGCGGGCATCGAGTCGGCTGGAATTCTGAACGCCCCGACGCTCTGGACAGAGACGTTCGTCGTCGGCGCTACGATCGTTGGGAGCCCGCTCTACGGACCGCCTGACGTCGCCGTCTCTGAGGAGACGTCGATCGAAGGGGGCACGATCGACTCGACGGTCAAGGTCTTTCCCGGTATGGTCTACGAGCCCATTCAGAGCCGGCTCGAGCTGCAGGGCAGTGAGGTCACGCGCATCATGGCACAAGCATCTTCAGTCTCCCGATTCGAAGGACAGGCGTCGGCTGTCGCGCGGTTCGAGCTCACGGCCTCAGCGACAACTCGCATCGAGCTTACGGGGAGCGAAGTAACTTCGTTCACGCTCACGGGAAGTGAGGTGCCCCGCTTCGAGCTGCAAGGGAACGTCACAGGCATCGCTACGCGCGCTGCATAGGAGAGCACATGGCGATCAGGAACGATATTACGACGGACTTCTTCCGCGGCGAGGATAAGGTCCTCGGCTTCACGATCATCGGCTCGGGCACCATTGCCGGTTGGACGTTGCGCTTCATCATCACAGCGACAGAGAAGGGTCTAACGGCCGGCAGTACGGAAGCAGTTCTCTACGAAGCGAACGAAGCGAACGGGAAGCTCAAAGTCATAGACGCTGCAGCGCGTAAGGTCGACGTCACGATTCCGGCCGCAGTGACGGACTGGTCAGGCGACTGGAAGCCGAAGCCGGCTACGCCCTACTTCCACAGCCTGAAGAGGACTGACACGGACGCAGAGACGGTCTTAGAATGGGGTACGCTTACGTTCACCGCTGCGAACCAGGTTGCAGAGCCTGCCGCAGCAAAGACTTAACGACAGAAAGATGAGAGGCACATCAAATGTCAATCACGCCATGGACTCCGCCGTTCGCTGACGGCTGGTGGCCAAGAATCAGTCCGGACGGAAAGTACTTACTCTGCGGCAACGCGATCGGCCGTGTCGTGGAGATCGCGACGAAGCACGTCGTTCAGGTCGGAACGGCCGGCACGCGTTACATCTCGCAGGGCTGGTTCAACGAGAAGCAGGCCCTCGTCGCGAATGACAACGGCCTCTACCGCATCGATGCGCCAAGCTTCGCCGCGCCCGTCCGCCTCGCACAGAGCGGGAACTTCATCGGCGTCGGTGGTGAGGTCTGGGCCTTCGGCAACACCAAGAAGATCTGGCGGGGCGATGCCTACGGGCATCCGGTGAACATAGCGGCAGGCTACGCCGCGACAGTCGGAGATGAAGGCGTCGTCTGCTACTCGGTCTCTGACGGGCACCTAGTCGTCTGGAAGTCCGGACAGGTCCAGCGTGAGATCAAGACAGCGCATGCGACGAACCGCTTCCTCTGCGGAGCACGTGGCTACGTGGGCTACGGCTACTCCGGACCGTCCTGGCTAAACACGCCGACAGGCCAAGAGATGGAAGTGGGCGTCACGCCGAATCGCGTCGAGAGTCCGCCGCTCGCCTTCCTCCACTTGAACAGTGTCTGGCTCGCGACGACCGACGACTACGGTACGTACTTGCGACCACTTGGCGTTCGCGACCGCGCTATCGTCATTCCAGGCGGTGCCGTCGAATGCTCCGTCGTCTCACTCGGAACGAAGTTCCTCGTCGCGACGTGCACGGACAAGGGTCGTCTGACACTGAACGACGTTCCCGCTGATACAAGGATGGAACCAGTGTCTGATCATAGCGTGCCGCCGAAGCCTGAGCCCGCGCCGACGCCGAAGCCTCCGAAGGCGACGATAGAGACGTTCGAGTCGCCGATCGTCGTCGGTGGAACGTCCCGTTCAACGATGAAGATCACGCAGGGAATGCCCTACAAGGTCCGTTGGCTCTGGCGAGCGAACGTGCTGACACAGAAGTGGGAGACGGCGGCCGAGAACTTCCCGAACGATACTGACCACACGTTCAACCGCGACAACCCGCCGTGGCAGAACGTCTTCCCTGCCGGCGAGGGCAAGTTCCCGATCCGGATCCAGTGCATCGATAAGGATGGGAAGGTCCTCGATGAGTCGAGTGCGACGTCGCGTGTGATCGAAGTGCGCGCAGTCGTCACTCCGCCTGTCGAGCCTCCTATCCCTCCGATCGAGCCTCCAGTCGAACCGCCGACGACAGGCGTCGCGCGCAAAGGCATCCCGCGTGCGAACCACTTCTCAGTCGTCGATGATACGGGTCCATGGCTGCCGTGGGGCACGTCGCTCTTCTGGGGCGCTGGCGGTTGGCTCCGCGAGCGCGATCGCACGAAGCAGAACGTCGACTGGGCTGCCGGGAAGAAGATCGATTACCTTCGCGTCATGGCGACGGGTCTGAAGATCGGAGCGAACGAGCGAAGCGTCAGTCCGAAGGATCCGGCCTTCCAGTCGACGATCTCTGAGCTCACCGACTACAACTACTCGAAAGCTCCACGCACGATGTGGACCATCTTCGGCGCGACGTACGACGCACCCTCTGTCTCTGACCGTCAGCGTGCAGTGGACCTCCTGTGCGAGGCACTGAAGGGCAAAGAGCACAAAGTTCAGATGATCGAGATCGCCAATGAGGGCTGGCAGAACGGCTTCTCTGGCGACAGCGGTGCGAAGGAGCTCAAGGACCTCGCCGCGCGTGTCCGCTCGCACCTGCCGAACGTTCTCATCGCCACGACGTGCCCTCAGGCGACCGACGACATCACGCCGGACATGATCAAGAAGTACTATCAGAACTGTCCTGCGGCAACCTGTCAGACCCTGCATTTCAGCCGCTCGACGAAAGCTCCGGATGGACTCTGGCGACCGACTCGTAAGCCCTGGCGGGAATCCCATTTCTCAGTGGACGGTTGCTGCCAGCTTTGCTCGAACAACGAGCCTCGGGGGCCAGAGTCCTCCGGAACTGAGACCAACGATCCGTTGCTCCTCGCGATGGACGCCGTCGTCAGCTGGCAGTGCGGTGTGGGCATGTATCTCCTGCACACGGGCGCGGGCATTCACGGCACAGGAGATCCGAGAGGAAGCGGTCCGGAAGACGATCGTCCGGCGAACCTCTGGGAGACCGTGAACATCGACGCGATCTGCAACGGCATCTTGACCGTGAGAGCGCTACTGCCGCCGGACCTCCCGAACTTCAGCAAGTTCCAGAGCAACGCGAGCAACGCACCGTTCAGGTTCCACGATACGCCGGAAGAGCAGTTTACGTGTGCGTACTCGGCCGAAGCGAATGGGCTGATCATTCACCCGGTGGGCGGCGTCATACAGAACACGACGTTCACGCTGCAGAGCGGAAGCTGTGACGGGAAGCTCTATCATCCCGTGAGCGGACAAGTGCTCGAGACGTTCACGAAGGACTTCCACGTGACGACTGAGCATCCAGGCGTCGTCGCCATCGCGCGGAGGAAGTAATGCCCACCTGCGCATGTCCCGGCGATCCGAAGAACGACGTTGTCTACGGCATCCTCGAGTGTCCGGTGCATGGAGTACTTGCACGTGCCCCTGGCGGCGTACCTGGTCCACCCGGCGCGCAGGGACCTCCTGGTCCTGCGGGTCCTCAGGGAGAGACGGGGCCAGCAGGTCCGACTGGTCCGGCAGGTCCGAAGGGTGACACGGGTGCCGAAGGCCCGATGGGTCGTCAAGGGCCTCCGGGCGAGTACGCAATAGGTCCTCCTGGAGAGCAGGGGCCTCCTGGACCGAAAGGCGATGACGGAGAGTCTGGTCCTCTCGGACCGATGGGGCCTCAGGGTGCGCCAGGAACTTCTGGTCCGAGAGGAGAGCAAGGACCTGCAGGCGTCGCAGGGGCTCCTGGCCCGAAGGGTCCTGCAGGGCCCGTCGGTCCGTCAGGAGCTGAAGGTCCGAAGGGAGATACAGGGCAGAGAGGGCCTGACGGTGATACGGGAGCCACAGGCCCTCAGGGAGCAATGGGTCCAGTCGGACCGTCAGGACCGAAGGGCCCGCAAGGAGAACCGGGAAGTCCTGGCGTGTCGCTTGACGAAGTCCAAGCGATGATCGATGCGGCCGTTGCGAACAGTGTCCACTACGGCGACATGATCTCGCTACGTGCGTCCGGCGAGACGCTACGCATCAGAGACAATGGCAAATTCCTCAGCGCAGAGAATGGAGGACCGACAGAGGACGGAAAGGTCTTTAAGCTCACTGCTCGCTCTCGCGCAGGTCTCTGGGAGTCCTGGCGTGTCTTTCGTGGAAGTCGTAGGAAGAAGGAGTAAGGACAATGTCACAGAGTCGTCTCGCACTGATCACGTTCCTCGACGAAGGGGGCGGAACGCCTCCTGTACAGCCGCCGACGGGTCCTGTCGATCCAGGCTACAGCCCGCCGTGGGCGCAGGTACCTGGTGGCGGAGGCTTCCCGCCGGTCATCTGGCCCGGCCCGCATCCGTCACATCCGATCATGCTGCCGGGAATGCCGGGATGGGGAAGT